GTCCCCGAGAGCGCTCCGCACACATACAACATAGGGGGAGTCTCGGAGCGGAGACCACAACATCTAGTGAACATAAATTTTTTTAAAAAATAACTTTCCCATCTGGTGCAATGGTGTAGCGCTGTGGCCGCTTGCTGATGTGTTCCTTATTGTGGCAATCAATGCAAAGTAGTTCAAGGTTGTCATAGTTGAGTGTTACTGAAGGATCCAGAATGTTCTCAGGTGATAGATAACACTTGTGATGGACTATCACACCAGGAACAATTGAACCATTCTTAAAGCAGCGCTCACATAAACCACCTACATACTTGATGTAACCAGCTCTGCACTTCTCCCATTCTTTTGATTTATAAAAAGCCTTAGCAAAGTCCTTCATAGTATTCACACAAAAAGCCAGCAGCTCCTGAGACAGCATCCAAGAGCACTGGCCTTATTTGAGGGAGCAAAGGTATGCAAAAGTGGCGAACACCCTCATGCCTATCTTTACCCACTACCATTTTACTATATATGGTTTTCTAATGTTTCTAATCTTTTAAACCCTTAGCGATCTGAGCCCCACCACGATCCATGAACTGATAGATACGCTTTATAGAGTAGCCCATTGCATCAGCTATGTCTGTCACAGGAATGCGATTGATGTAGCGCATGGTCAAGGCAGTACGTTCCTCATCTGATGGAAGTGCGCTAATGGCCTTGTCAATCTTGGCTATCTGTTTAGATTTCTTGAGCTGGATCTTATTCATCTCCTGTTCCAGTTCGTTGATCTCAGCTACGATCTTAGCCATTGGATCTGCTGGAGAGGTTTGAACCTTATCTCTGTCATACCTTATAGCGGCTGGAAGTAGACAGGATTCCAACTCATCATGCTTAGCCTTTAGACGTAACCATTCCCAGTGCAGCACTCTGGCCGAGTTCAAAAAGATATAAGCCTGTCTATTCATCCTCCCATTCCTCCTCATCCTCCTCATAAGGTAGTAACATAAACTCGATCAGCCCTCCAGAGATGATCACATCCAACATGACATTCTCATTCTCACAGACAGCTCGGCATAACTCAGCGAACATTCTCCAGGCATCATCATTCATGCTTTGAACCCCTTAATGTATGCCTTGAGCTCTTCTGTGTACTTCTTGGAATATATTTCATGTGTAGAGAATCTCTTACCACAACTCATACAAAGATGACCACGCCACCTAAATGACTTGCGCTCTCTTGAGTCTGTTGTGCGAGATTTACCACCACAATATGGACATTTCATAAGCCCTCCTTAATCACTGAATACCAATATACAAACCAATGTGCAAATTACTGCAAGTAAAAAGACTTTAGTCACGTTTTGACTCCTGTTCGTCTATTCTTTTAAGTTCCTCTGTCATATCCTTGATTTCACTAATTACTGATGCCCTTCCTACAAAGTAGCCTACAAAATAGATCAGGAAGAGCAATGCCAGTGTAATGATTAGTTGTTCCATCTTATACCTCACCATACAATTCCTAGTGTCACATAAAACAACACTAACCACTCAAAAACCACTCCGACTATGCACAAAACTACCGGAATAACTTTGCTCCAACTTCCATCACTTTTTTTTAACGCTATCGGTAAATAAAGAGGCATGAATATAAATAGAATCGGTATAAATGTTGCTATTGCATATTTACTGTATGCGTCCATCATTACCACCCCTTATCCCTGAAACATTCCTCATAATCCCAAACCTCTTCCTCAGGATCGTAGTAGATACAATCCACATTGTGATCGCAGCAATGTTGTTCACAGTAATCCTTCCTTGCGAAGTGGCATTGCTCTTTATATTCAGCTATCTTGTCACGTTCTGCATCTCGCTTATAATCTGACATATAACCTCCTAATCATTAGCCCTGTGCCAAGGTGTCCAATCAACTCTGGTTCCACAGTGAGGGCACCTGTCACAGTCCATCTCTCTAGTTTCCCAAAAACAATAATGGCATTTCGGACAGTAGGCATCATCCATCAGACCCCAGATCTCAACCGGATATACCTCATCAAACAGACTCAATTGACCCTCAATCCATTCTCTCGATCTTGCCATCCTCTCCGTACCTCCACAGGCCACCATCATTGTCTGGGTACCATCTACTTTCATCAATTACAACTTTGTGATAACCACAGATCTGCTTAGAGACCATTGTTGCTATGGTACCTCTATTGGCTCCGAGCATAATAGCCAGTTCTTTTGGAGAATCAGCCACTGCAAGCGGAAGTTCCAGCTCATCCGTAGTGCATTTCATATACAATGTCATTTTTTCTCCTCTTTTAGCCAACTCAGCCAACCATTTCGCCCAGGAATACATCTGCCATTCATAGGGCAACGATCACAGCAATCATCATCTGGGAATGAGTTGATTGTTTCCCATTCTGTCTCCTGGCATAGAAAATGGCTAAGCTGCTCAATGTTTATGTTCTTTAAATACTCATAATTAGTCATGTTTCCACCTTATTCATTTTTGCAATGGCATTCCCAGCTTCTATGAGCAATGTAATCAGATCCTGAACAAACTCATTTCCCTTGTATTGCTTATTGAGCCGATCAATTTCCTTGATGTATCTTAGCCATTGTGCATCACTATCTGTTGTCTGATCGGCATACTGGATCAATTTCAGGATCTTCCATGTCTCCAGATATGGCTCATAGATCTCAGATTTCCATTTTTGATCTGTCATATTTTTACCTCAACCCAAATTGCCACTTTGCCACTTGCCACCCCTTGGCCCTATATATACCTTTTTTATATTTTTATTTTTCTATGATTTTTCTAAAAAGGTGGCAAAAGTGGCAAAAAAGAGATAAAACAGCTCAACCATGCGTGTTTGAAGGTTGCCACTTTAGTTGCCACTTGGTTGCCATTTTGCCACTTTTTTAGTCAAAATCGTCCGGATCTCTTACAAATGACAATTGCTTTCCATACTTTCCACAAGATGATCTGCCCTTGTCTTTATTTTTCAGCCTAGTCCAACCCACAATTTCATTATCTAGGATCTCTTGAATTTCTCTCCGGTTCGCTTTGCTCATTTTCTCAACTTCCATGTTGAAAACACACTCAATGATCTGAGGAACACAAACCTTATCTCCTTCCAGATCATCAAGGTAGCCCTGGATCATTCCGACACGATAATCCTCTTCTGAGAATTGCTCTTGCATCTGAAGAGCCTCCGCCTCCATTTGATCTGACAACCTCAAAAGTGGTTTTTCCTTGGCAGCGTGATAAAAAGACATTGCCTCCGCCCATGCTAATCGGAAATCACGTTCCACCTTCTCTGGATCTTCAAAAAGTGACTTAGTTTGCATACCCTTCCGAGTGATAATTGGCCAGAATCTTCTATTGCCGGTCTTATCCACAAAAACGTTCATGTTGTTGGTTGTTCCTGCGAATACACACATTCTTGGCCGCTGATCTGTTCGCCTCTGGTATGGTGCTCTGTAAACATCATATCGAGAAGTTAAAAATGCTTTTATACTCTCAGCATCCTTGGACGATTTAAGCGCCTTCAGCTCGGCCAGCTCCAGCATCCACATTCCAGCCAACTTCTCAGAAGCCTTATCACCATCAAAAGTGTTGAAATTGTCGTTAAACCATTCTGGAGACAAGGCCAGTCTGCGAACAAACTCACTCTTACCAAAACCCTGAGCTCCATATAAGATTATGGTGTAATCGAACTTGCAGCCTGGATGGAATACCCTACAAATAGCACCGAGCATGAATGTTTTCATTACTTCATAATGATAGTCGGTATCTTCCACACCCATGTATTCTGGCAGAAGCCTTCTGATCGCTCCCTTATACTCTTTTTCAGGATAATCCAGCGCTATCTTATCCAATTCCTCACATACTGGATTAAAGCGATTATTATTTGCAACTATGGTCAGGGCATCCATGATCTTGTCCGATTTATTGAACCCATAACGTTCCTCAAGGTATGTTTTTAGGTTCTGATCATCAGAGTCCTTCCACATTCTGTATGTGTTTTTCATCTCCCAGGGCAGCTCACCAAACACCCAGATCGAATTGGCTAGTTCGTTGTATTTGATCTTGCCATAGAGCTCCGGATCAAACGTGATCGCCTCTTTAATGTTCGCCCAGGTTTTTTTGATGATTCCGTCCTTGGTTAGATCAAAAATAGGCTCTCTTCTGCCTTGAGATGCTTCACCCTTGGAATTGATGTAGATCGGCTTGCCCTTCTGGTATTTCTGAACACTTTTGACAATGGCACAGATCTCTTTATCAGTTAAAGGTGGATTGCACTTGGCTTCATTCTCACTCATCACAGCGGCATGGATTGCCTGATCTGAGAGACCCTTAGCTTGTAAAGAACAGGCTAATTTGAACAAAGTGTGGTTGCGTTCACCCTCTGGGATCTTGATCGGAGCCATATACTTCATAGTGGGATTGTCATAGCCTTTGTGTAACAGGAACCGGATATTATCATCTATCTCATGTAGTTCCATGATCTCCGGATCAAATTTCGGTTCCCATGTATATGATGTTCCGTTTGGATGTACGGAAGGTGGTGCTACTACATATCCACCATCACCACGAATATCCACACCGCTTATAATTCCTACATAGTTTTTAACAGGTTCATTGGATAAAAAGTAGTAATGATAACCTCCTCTTCCAGTCTTACATAGCCAAGATGGTGAAATTGGCCCATGTCCATCTTGCCAATCTCTCAGAGACTTCCAGCCATCAACGCCTTTTTTCTCGTCAATGTCCATATCAATAACGCATAAGCCTCCAGATACTTGCCCTGTTGCAATCCCTATGTTTGCAGAAGGCCATTTCTGCCACCATCCTTTTACAACAGCGGGATCCTTACTAGCATCCTTGAAACCATGAGGAGTAAGTGGTGTTTTTCCCTTGACTTGCAATGGAAATACTGCAAAGCCTTGATTGATATAAGTAACTGCCGCCTCATAAAAAATATTTTCAGCCATTTCCAAGTAACTCCATTATTCTTTTTGCTGACTGCTCCGGAGTACAAAACTCAAATTGCACACCATATCTCTCAGACATGGTTTTCATTGCCTTCTCAAGTCTCACTCCAGTAATGGCTTTAGGTCTGTAAACGAGCTCAGGATTGATCCACTTATGGACATCATCTACACAGGTGATGCCATTGGTATTCTCTACAAGGATTATCAGTTTTCCACCGCAATCCCTTGCCCTGATGCACTCATTCTTAAACCTCTGATGCTCTGATGCAGCACCCCCAATATTCTGAGCAATCTCCTCCATGCTCCTTTTAGTGTCTACACTTATCCTTGGTGGATAAGCATAGTCACCATAAGGAAGTATATTTGTAAGAAGATTTACCCCCATATCAGCAAAATCTTTGTGTTTTTGTTCATGTTTGCCTTTTTGCTGTCGTGAATCTTCTATAATATACATGGTTTACCTCAGTTCACATTGAATGGAATTTCCTCAGCTGATCCCTCTGGGATGTTCATGAAGTCTCCCTCTTTAGGTCTCTGATCTTCAGGAAGGAGCTTTTTGGGCTTAACCTTAAACTCACCCTTGCGGATCTTCTCAACCTCGGTCTCATAATCTACCTTGAGGCGTGTTCCAATATCTCCATTGTTCTTGAGATACTCTTCCTCAAAAAGAACCAAGCCGATCATCTTGCCCTTCAGAGTTTTTTCGTCACTGTTCTGAGCTCCAGCATCAAAAATGTAGCCTGGATTAGACTTAGTAACAGCCGAGCAGAATCTCTTCAACATTGGAAGAGCCTTCTCCTTGTAGCTCTTATACATGGTGCCACCCCAGAAGTTCTTAGATGCCTGGAGCTTCTTATAATAATCCTTGAAATCACCCTCTGCTATGTCATACTCAATGTAGAGATATTCCTTCTCTGGAACATCCTCCACACTGGTGATCTTGCAAACATAGCCTCCGGCCTTCAGCCCCATTCCTGATCCGGCCTCCTGAACATTCTCCAAATTAACTGACTTCATTAGTTTTCCTCCTTTTCTAAAAACCAAGATGTGGTTTTATTTATTTCATCAAGATCACTCAGATAGTTCTCCTGGAATGAATGATCATCTCTAACTGATTCTGCATAAGCACAAATATCAATGCCCTCTTGGATCATCTTGAGTTCCATAGGCTTAATGGTCTTTTTAAGACTCTCGCTCCAGTTATACAGAGTGTAATAACATGGAAGGAAATCTCTGTAATTTCTTGGCAATGTGTAACCACGCTTGCAAGAGATTGGATAATATGGAATGTATCTCTCCAGATCCTCAAGTGAACACCTTCTCATGTATTTGATGATTGTGGACAACTGTCCAATAGACAGCCCTAAATCTTCACATAATTGTGCTTTTGAAACAGGGCCTGTGGAGGTTTTGAGAATGTCCACAACCTTGTTGGAATATCTTTTGATGTTGTCTGTGGTTAGTCTTATTTTCTCTGCCATTAGTATTCCTCCAATTTCTCTAAAACATATGCTGCATCATTAGGAATCTCATCCTCATCAAATGCTCCAAGTGGAGTTTTAACTGAGGATCTGTCTGCCTTGGTATGAAATATGTACTTTCCATCCTTGCATTCAGCCAGGAGAACAACATTCAATTTGCTCTCAAGAATGATCTTCTCCAGCTTGCGGCCATTGGTTCTGATGTGAGTGAACACAATTCCGTTATCATCTGTGTCAGTAATGGAATGAGCAATGATAATCACTGTTACGTCATTCCTCATAGTGAGACAATAATCAAATATCTCCCAGACATACTGCGCTAGATCTGTCCACTTTCCAAAGCCCTGAACCTTGGCATTTCTCATCTCCTCTGAGACCATTACTCCATTGATAGTATCTATTACCACTGTTTTGATGTGCTTGTACTGCTCATCCTCATTGATATGTTTTAGGATGTTCATAACTGTGGCCGGAGTATCTGTTGCAACATAATTTTTCTTCTCTGCGTTATAGAGTTCTCTCCACTTCTTGTATGGAAGTCCCTTCTTGTCACAGTCGATATAGAACACGCCACTCGGATCCAGCGTTCTAGTGCTAGTGGACTTACCTGATCCGGATTCGCCCATAATACAAATTGTCTTAGCCATTAGTACAACACCTCCAATGTTTTTGCCTTGAAACTTTCTGGAGTAATGATCGGAAGGCCAGCCACCATCAAGATCTCATTGACATCATTCTCATCCAGAGTGCAAGTTGTTTTGCCTTCTGCCATCTGTCTCATGGCCTTAAATTTGAGCAGATTTAATGCCGCCCATTTTACGTTTGTTTCAGGTGTTTCCATTGTTTTTTTCTCCCTTCTTTGTTAAAATTGGAGATGGAAAGAGCCCCCTATCAAGAGCAAATTCCACCTAGGTCATGTTTGCGGCATGGCCTTTTTTAATTGATTTTTTTTGTATAGAATTTGTGATTTCTGAATGTAAATGCCTCGGAAAAATACTGATCCAGCGCAGTGCTGCTTACAGTTTCAAAAGCAATAATTCCAGGAACCAGATTCCCTTTTTCAATTTCAGCCAGGGCCTCATGTGTTTCCGGAGTGATCTTCGCCTTGGCCATCCCCTTGGTAGCGAACTGATGAGGCTGGTGTATAACCTCCGTAATAGTGTCGGGCCACGCTGGATCCGGACTGTTCACTCTGTTGAGAATGACAGACATTACGTAAATTTGGCCAGAAACACCCTGATTACCTGCTTCGCACCAAGCTATTTCCATGAGTTCCTGTGCTTCTTCGTAAGTTAGTTCAATGGTATCTGCACACTGATCATGTGCTTCTGATTGGACAGGATGGCATAGAATTGCCATTCCTAGTAGAATCCCCCCTATGATTGCTCGTTTCATTGATCCTCCCACTCATTTCAGAATTTTAAATCTCTCTCCCTCAGGAACATTGAGACAATCCATAATCTGTAAGAACACTCCCATAGGCATAAGCGCTGGATCATTCCAATACTTTCGGAAGGTTGTTGAACTTCCTACTGTGGTATGAGATCTGAGCTGTTCCCTAGTTCTTATGTGCCTCAGTTCCATATAACTTTTGCAAGTTGCTCTAAATTGATCTCCGTTCATGCTGGCTCCTTAGCAGTAAATGAGATCTCATCAATAGACACCCCTAATATCTTGGAAATCTCAACTGCTTTATCAAATGCAATCTTGCCAGGATCTTTTTCCCAGTTCTGATATGTGTTGACATGGATCTGGAGTTTATCTGCCATGCTCTCCTGAGAGATCTCCTTGACCCTTCGCCACTCCCTCAACGTCAATGACATTCTACATTCCCCTCCTTTCAGTCTATATTTTGTGGAACTATGTTAATGCTAAACTATAAATTGTGGATTGTCAAGATTCCATTCTACGATTTATAGATTTTTTTGTGGAATTGTTGTATGCTACATTTGGAGGTGTATGAAATGGATATTGGACAGAGAATAAGATATTTTCGCAGACAATATGACATGGATCAGAGAGATCTTGGCAGAGCTATGAACGTTTCAAACAGAACAATCTCATCCTGGGAGACAGGAAGAACAGAGCCAAGAATAGAGATGATTGATAAGATGTGTCAGATTTTTCACTGTCGTAGAAGTGACTTCTTATCAGATATGGATTTGGACTATATTGTCAAAGATGAGCATGAAAATGAATACTTGATTGAGTGTTATAGAAGAGCCACCCCAGAAGATCGCAGGCTAATAGACAGTATTTTGTATAAGTATTCTGACGTGTATAACCAATTAGTAAAACAAATGGCTGAAACAGCTCCAAAAATAGAGGAAGCAGAAAAGTGGAAAAGACCAGGTTCCACCCCTTGGTATTTTGATGAACATGGTCTCCCAACAAACAAACCAAAGGAGGATTGATTATGGCAGGATTATTGATCGCTATTTTCCTTGGATGGGCTGGAGGTTATCGCTTTTATAAAAAGCAGATTGGCCTCGGTGTACTGTATCTGTTAACATTCGGATTGTTTGGTATTGGATGGCTTGTTGACATCTTCCAGGCAGTACGAGGTCTTAACTCCTCTCCTGCTGTTATCACAGGAAGAGAGCGAGTAATGGGAGCTTTTGCAGAATGCAGGAAGGATCCAAACAAGCAGCGCAAAGATGTAATTGAGTCCTTATCTATTGGAGATCCGATCATCCTTGAGACTGCATTTTATGAAGGAAAACCATTCTTCCTTGTTGTGGATCCACGCTCCGGCTTAGATATTGGAGCTTTAGAGTCTGAAACCAGTCACTTGATAAAAAGAGATTGTCCTAACGCAGAACTCAGCGCAGTATTTGCAAAAAAGGACTTTGATTATCCAGAGATTGATCTGACGATTAAGAGGTAATAATGGCAACAGCAAAAAAACTGCCTAGTGGTTCATGGAGAACCCAGGTGACAAAAGTAATAAACGGAAAAAAGATAAAAAAGAGCTTTACTGTCCATCCAAGAGATACACAGGGAGATTGGAAAAAAGCCAAAAAGCAATCTGAGCTCCTTGCAGATCAGTGGCAGATGGACAATGAGTCAACTATTACCAATGGTCTTACAGTCCATGATGCCATAGAGTCATACATCAATGACAAATCTAAGGTTTTATCACCTAGCACCATTCGTGGATATAAGCTCATTTTAGAGAGTTTTAAACCAATATGGCATATTTATATTTCTGACATAGAAACACCCCAAATTCAGCGCCTAGTGAATGATTGGAGCATAGACATCAAACGTAAGACCATTCGGAACAGAGTTGCTCTTCTGCTCTCCGTCCTGGACTATAACGAGATCAATAAGCGCTTCAAGATCAGATACCCTCAGGACACATCCAAAAAGGTTGGAACTCCTGACATAGATGATGTTCAGATGTTCATAAGGAATGCCAGCGAGACAATGAAACCTGTCATTTACTTAGCTGCTTTTGGTTCTCTGAGGCGTGGTGAGATCGGTGGACTCAGAGAGATGGACATATCAAGAGACATGAACACAGTCACTGTCAATGGTGATATGGTCTTAGACTCCAATAATAAATGGATTTATAAGCCATTCCCTAAAACAAAAGACTCAGCCAGAACCGTCAAGCTGCCCTCTTTTATCATCCGATCCATTCCGATCAAGGAGGATCCGAGGGCATTTGTTTTTGACATCACACCAGCTGCTATGTCAGATCGGTTCTCAAGATTGGCTAAGAAGCTCCAACTGGATTACTCCTTGCACACTTTGAGACATTTTGCAGCCTCATTTAGAACAGATCTTGGCATCCCTAAAAAGTACATTCAGGAAGTCGGTGGATGGCTGGATGGTAATGGAAGTGTATTTGAGAGAGTCTATGACAATAGAATGGAATCCTCAAGGAAAAAATATACCCAGATTGCTAACCAGTTCATTGAAGAGAATTTCAAGGATCTTGATAAAAAATATTCGGCTAAATAATTTCGTGGTAACTTTCGTGGTGACTTCTACCGATAATTTATGACTTTTAGTGTTAAATAATGACTTTTAATGTCAATCAATGACAATGAAAAAAGCCAGCAACCAAGCGGATTTACGTCCATTTTCGCTTAGTTACTGGCTTTACTTATTTAGTGCCGGCAGTGGGACTTGAACCCACACGCAACAGACCCTCAACTCTGATTCTGTCTGCACTTTCAAAATTCGTGGTCACTTTTGTGGTGACTACTCTTATAAGGCCATCAATTTGACTACTGAGAGCCAATATTCTCCAGCCTTGTTTTTAATTTCTGGAAGGAAATCTCTTCCGATCTTATTCAGATCATTGATCTTCTTTTGGACATCTTCATATTTGTAGCCCTGAGCTGTCAGCTTCTCTTTACGAACAGCACCATTTCCAAACTCTCCCTCAATTACCATCAGGATCAGCTCTGGTGTGATTGGCTTGTATGACTGGAAGTCGTACCGCTCCAGCTCATGCCTGTTGGCCACACTCATGCAAGTGTTGACATAGGCGCTGCTTGTTGCATAACCATCTGCCTTGATCAAGCGCAAATACTCTTCACAAGTTCCAGCTTCCTTCAGATTGGCATAACGCTTGGTGGATATAAAGTCAAAATATCCCTTAACACCCTCTTCCATGCTGTCATACACTCGGAAGTTGTCTTTTATGCTGACAAGCTGAGAGTTGTACTCTTCCTTGGTGGAGAGATTAACGCTCTTGCCACGCCACTGCGAGCCTGTTTTCATGCCAAAATAGTTATGGTATCGTAAACTCAAAAGGGATGTATTATATCCACTTTCAACACAAGCCTGAGCAATGATGGCGGAGCAAATATGGTACCCTCTTGCCTTAGCCTCGTCCTGGATCATAGGAGCTATGGTCTCAATAAATTGTTTCTGTTGTGCGCTACTTGCCATTATTAATCCTCTTTACGAACAGCCTTGCCATCCACCCACGCTTCACAGAAGGCATAAATGGCAGCTGATAAGATACCGCAAACTGTTCCTATAATGGTTACTGTCTGGTTACTTGTGGCAATACCTGAAATACTTGTTGCAATGGATGCAAGGAATGCAGCCACACAGATCCAGAATTTTCTACTCTTGAGCTTATCCATCTTCAATCCTCCTTCTTGTTGATCCTGTCTCTTGCAATTTCAATCAATCCTGTCACCATTAACTCAACAGCCCCCCCACCGAGACCGAATTGAATCAATGTGTCAGGAACTGAGTCCTTAAACCAAAAAGTAACCCATGCCACTGTTACAAATACGATCCAATAGATACACACCCCCTTGACTATCTTGTCGAGCTTCTTTTTTTTGGGAGGCTCCTGAGCCAGTCCATTCCGCTTGATCAGTTTAGCCTGAATACGTTCCAGATCATTCATAGGCACCTCACTTCTCTGCAATAAACTCATCCAGGGCTTCTTTTGCTTTTTCCAAGCCCTTACTCATCTCCTTGTGTTCGATAAGACAATATTGCATTTCAAACTCAACTAGGGCGATTGTAGCCCTAATAATTACTCTTAAAGCTCGCTCCTGTTCCTGGAACTTACCATCACCCCTGAAGAGGGATTGCTTTACATCCTTAATATCCTGTTCGCACTTAACAACTCTCTCTTCCAGGCTGTTATGTGGTTTATTCAGGAATTTGTATAACGCATAACCTAAAACAGTAACATTAGCCACCTGAAGTACAACCTTCAGGATCTCGGAAAATGTGTCCAGTGTCATGATCCCCCTCCAATAAAAAGAGCACTCTCCTGTTACAGAGAATGCTCCTGATCTTTAATAATTACGTTCGCAAAAGTGTTCGTAAATGCGAACTAAATCTGTTTCCGTTCGTTCGGTAAAGGCTCCTTTAACGAACTTAACTAATTTTCTGTTGTAAATAATAACTTAAAATCTCTATTTTGTACTGTATTCGCCCAAGATAAAAGCTGTATCTCATTATCATTTATTGCTTTAACAGGACAATTACTACCACCAATGGTTCGACTTTGGTTTTGTGAATTATTGACAAATCTTACTTGTGTTGTAGTTATGTCATTGTCATACCAAATATAACAATTCATATCCGATGCAAAAATGATAATCGAAATTTTTGTTGCCTTTGATGGTGTAGGGATAGATACTGTTCCATTCAAGGTTGCACTTGTTTTGCCACTTACATAATAGGCATTAGCTGACGTAGTACCCCCCCCAACTTTTCTGAGGGCGCATAATTTCTCACTCATAGGCTATCCCCCTATTATTCCTCGTTAGGCTCTGGTGTAGGTGTATGATCTACGATTTCAGAGTAACCACCAACAATACGTCCGTAACTGTCAAGAATCTCTACTACTGCATAGAGAACATCACTAGCATTATGATAACTAGCAAGTGTATTGTGGTATGAAACCTGTGCGCTTTCGAGTGTATCAAACTTTGCGATTGTTGTTCCGTCCTGTCCGGCTGTGTTTGTAAGAATCTTTACTAAATAGAATTTCATTGTTTTTCCTCCTTTTTATTATGCAAATACCACCAAACTTGTTACATCCATATTTTTCTCACATCTATTTGTTATCGTTGCAGAAAATGGAACTCCAACTGCACAAGCAATCTCACCTTGCCAAACATATCCCTTACCATAAGATGATTCACTAGATGTATAAATATTTGTCAAGTTTGTAGTTGTTCCATTAACAGTAATTGTTGCTTGTGGTGTAGGCGTGGCTCTATCTGCTACTCCTAAATACTTTATTGATGTACCCTTTGTTGTTCCACTGACACTTGCTGTATGGTTTGTGGTATTATACGTTACACTAGCATAATACTCTCTAAAATCAGTACCACCACTACCGCCTTTTTTCTCAAGGTTGGCTAATTTCTCACTCATTTAGTCCACCCCCTCTACGTTGATATAGAAAGCGTCCGTTGGTACGTCACTAGCATACAGATACAGACAAGGGATAGCACTATCTACTGTCACATATTGAAGTAAGTCGTATGCGGTCTGTTGTGCGGTTGTAGGTAATACACTACCACTTGCCGCACCGATCTCAACACTAGGGCTATCCACATATACATGAGTCAAAGAAATAGTCTTTTTCTGTAAGGTCGTACCACTTTGACTTGTGGTGTCCTGTGTCCAACTTGAAGTGCTTACCTCAAATGATGTTACTTTGTGCTTATTCCCTACGCTTGTAGTAAGAGTTGAAACGTCACTATCTACCTCATTGATAGCACCTACAATAGTTTTAGCTGTGGTAGTTAAAGTGTTATCTGTTGCGTCCTGTTTGGTTGCTAGTGTGTTCGTTAAAGTCGTAATTTCCGTATGTACGGCTCCGGATGTTACCAGGTCTGAACTACCACTTGTAACGGATGATGTGTAGTCCTTTGCGGCTGCTGTTCCAAGTGTAGGAGTGTTGCTCAGATCAGCATAGGATCCTGATGTTGCAACTGTTGCAAGATTAGGTGTACCACTCAGATCACTATAAGCTCCGCTTGTGGCTACTGTTGCCAATGTAGGAGTTCCACTAAGATCTGAATAGGCTCCTGAGGTTGCTACTGTGGCAAGAGTAGGTGTTCCAGAGATGTTGCTATAAGCGATCTGGCCATTCTCCCACTTCTGAGATGTGCTGTTATAAATAAGAACATTTCCATTTGCCAGGCTTGAGATGGCTACATCATCAAGATCACTCACACCAAAACTATTGAGCACACTTGTGATATAAGCTGGAATGCCACCAGCATTATAAACAGCGCTTGTAGGATCGTAAGCACTGGCCATCATATCACCAGAGCCTGTTCCATTCTGACCATTGGTAACTGTGAATGTGTCTGTGTTGCCATTGGTGTAAAGAATGGTGTATGTGTCTACCAGTCCACTGGTTCCTGTCTTACTTATGGAGACAATTCCGTTACCTGTTGCTCCTGTTGCTCCATCCTGACCATTCTGACCAGCTGGGCCTGTTGCATCAACATTGGTGTCTACATACTGGCTTGTCTGGAAGTCGTAGACGAACCAATTGCCATTGTTGCCGATATATGGTTCCTGAACAACAGCTGCTTCTGCTCTGTTGGCTGCGTTTCCAGCGGCTGTTGCGCTAGAAGATGCCTCACCAGCATAGTATTCAGCATTGTTGTGGTAGTAAGGGCTGCCACTTGAAACAGGTGTGCCATTCTGCTTACCAATTGCATAGCCTTCTGATATAAGAGCATAGGTCTCAACGCCAGTGGCTGAAGATGCTGCTGCTGATGCACTATCTGAAGCGGCCTCTGCATACCACTTGGAATTGTTGTGATACTGAGGATCAGAGCTTGTAACCGGAGTTCCATCTTTAGTTCCAACAGCCCAAGCCTCGGAATCCTGAGTAAGACCACCAACAGACTCAGCCCAATATTTTGCTGAATTATGGTATTGAGGTTCAGTGCTAGGAACAGGAACTCCATCCTTGGTGCCGATAGCCCACGCCTCGGCATTCTCCATTTGTGCTCTGGCAAGAGTAACAAGAGCTGGAACCTCTGTTTCTGACAAGTCAGTATCTTCATTGATCGGAGATCGCTCAACGATCATGTCAAAATTGACTGTTCCAATGTCATCATCACCAAGAGACATTCTGAGCTCACAATTAACTGTGCCCTCAACTATGGTCATCTGTGTTGTGGTGGTTACTGTTACAACACTACCACTCAGGGAAACATTCTCTGTGTAGCTGAAACCATGTCCATCTGGCTTTAAACCATCAATCCTGATTGTTGTGCCAACTGGTGGAACATAGGCAGTAGCACCATCATAGAGTTTGAGTGAAAACTGTCTACCCACATCAAACTGTGATACATTGACTACTGGCTTAACTCCACCAGGAGCAAATTGTAGGTTACTTGTCTGCATCCCTTGCCTCCTTAATCTGTTACTTCTTGCCAATCATCATCTGTAAGAGTCTCAACGATTTCTCTAATAGCGTTCTGTGTGCTCTTTCCTTCCAGCTCTGCCTCTACGATCTTGCGCTGCTCTTCTTTCGTGTAAAAATGCTCATACATTTTCCCAGTTCTTGAGCTGTATTTTCTTGTTTTTGTTGGAATCATTTTATTCTCCTTCTTTATCAATATGGGCCATTTGCGTTTCCAAGAACCTCTAATCTATAAACATTTGTTATTGAGTAGCTCGGAATATACAGATCAAAATAGCTCCAATACATATCACCACCGCTCCAGTAGATCTCCTGAGCAACATCATTGTAGTAAGAAGGATAACTCTCATATAAATCAAATCCCTCAATAACACCTGAATGCCACGCAGCTGGAACAATATAATTCCCAGCCCTTATTCTGAGATCATCTGCACCAATCTGCATATAGCCATTGTTGTAAATCTCCCAGTAAGGCTTGGTGGATCCGCTCATAGTTGCATTGCCGACTCTAAAAGATGTATTACTTGTCTGGCCTTGCTGTGTTATTTCCAGAGCTCCAGTTCCACCTGAATAAGATTCAAATTGCAGTGTTACATTTCCAAATTTGATGTAACCATCTTTTATCTCAAGTGGTGTCGCTTGTCCTCCGCTTGTGATGGTTGCATTGGTAAGAATTGCACCTATCGCTGTCAAAACTCCAGCAGCTGTCATTGAACTATTGGTGCTGTTCCACACTGTACCACTAGCGCTTGTCTGGAAAATGATGTTGCTGTTGTTGTCGTAAACTGTCAGACTCGGAACATTGGTGCCACCTATTACAAGTTTTCCATCAAGTGTCCATGCCTGAGTATAAGGGCCAGCCACTCCACTACTGGAGAAGCCGATTCCGTTCTCATTGATCCTCAGAACATTAACAGCATCCTCTTCACTGGCATGATCCATGAATAGGAGCTCTTTCCACTCACCAGCTAGATTTTTCTTGGCTACAACATAACCATCACCACTTGTGAGCCATGTGGTTGCCTCATCAACGATCTGACCGACTTCATTGGTGAACTGACCGAACATCCTCTTGGTGTTATTGGCCAGAGTGTTCATCTCATCCTGTTGGCCGCTGATCGTACTTGCCAGTGTACTTCTAAGAGATCCAACCTCAATGGAGTCATATCTCTCTGTCAGCACATCATAGACTGTCTTTACAACCTTGGCTGTTGTTCCAATTCCTAACTTCTCAAAGTACACACCAACCAGATCACAGAGCTTAACTGTCTGGAGCGCTGCCACGTCCTTATATTCCTCGGTGTCACTCAGGTTCACAAATGAAACCTTGATTGATACTTTAGGAATACCAATACCGGACTGAGCAACATAAGCCTGAGCTTTTGCTCGCAGCTGAGCCTCTGTTGGAATGGTTTCCTCATCAAAACTCTGTGAGAAGTCATATGGAACAGTTCTCTTGAATGGATAAGTGCCAGCTGTCGAACTGTTCACCACCTTCTCAGGAAGTGTTATTGTGTTTCCACCCTCGGAATCTTGCCAGAATGGAACTATACCAGTAATGGTGTTCTCAATGTTCTCTTCCTGATTCAGATCTGTGATGTTCTTACCATAACGAAGAGTGACTGTTGGTGTGGTTACGCCTCTGTTTGTCCAGAGCTTAACTGTGTAATTATCCCATTCATACTCACCACCGAACTGATCAATAACAGAGCCTTCAACACCACCGAGCCTACTTCTGAGAGAGGCTGGAGCTGTCTGTTTATAACTGGCTACTGTTGTCACGTTTGTGGTAAATGTGAATGGACAATTTTCAGCAGCATTGGTGACAAGCCCTGTCAGAGTCTGGGAACACGCTGATGCACTTGCCACCACCGAAAATGGCATTACTGGGATATAGCTCAACTGGTAGGAGATGTGCTGAGCTGATACCGAGAAGAGGCCATTGATTGGCTTGGTTATCTTATAAACCCTGAATGCCTGATTAGATGCCCCCTGAGATGGTTTTGCCACAATAATGGAGCTCATTTCAATCTCTGAAGCGTGTTCAGCGCTCTCAGCTATCTCCATCTCAAGTTCATACATCCCATTTCTCTCTTCTGTAACTTTGCAAGAGATACAATCAAGGCGGCCAAGGCCATTGGTTGTGAATGTAGTTGCTGTTTTTGCAAATAGAATAGGTTTCACAGGATCCACCACCTCGGAATGATTTCCAACTTAGTTATGCCATCCAAAACGATCACATTATCTCCAGGAACCAGTTTAGGAAACTCACCATTGGTCAAAACAATATTGCCATTGCAATTGGTTGCCAAAGTGTCCTTATAAGCCTCCTGAAGCTCACAATCAATATCTGTGTAAGTATTAGCTGTTGTGATCTGAATAGCCTTACCACCAATAGAAAAAGAGCCTGTTCCATAGGCCCTTATCAGTGGAAGTGCTGTTGTGTAGTTTCCATTGTTTATGGTTGCACCAGCTGTGAGCTCAATCGGCTGTTCACCACTCTTCAAAAATCTCTGTGGATAGCAGCTGAATGTCAGATCAAAATTAGCAGCATATAATTCCTCAATTGGATCAGCCTTAAAAGCTCCATCCCATCTGGCCATTCTGTACTCTTCCGGATAGTAGTCATCCTCTAAGCGCACATAGCCTTTTTGAGACAGAAGGAAATTTCTAAGAGCCTGAACATTGTTCTTGAAATCCCTGATAATAAAAGCTGGATAAGTCAATTCAAGGTTGTTATATCTGCCATTATCAACTGTCAGCTCACCATTTCGGCCGGGGATCTTAATGCTCTCAGTGTCTCTCTCTGGAGCATTAAAAACCCCCTTGCCGCTGATATACACTCCAAAATCTGAAAGTGATTTGTAGTTAAATACTATTGTTTTTCTCATGCGAACACTGCCCTCTGGTTATAAACCTGTGCATTAATTCTGTTCTGGATTATATCTGCCAGCTCTCTCACATCCTGTCCTTGTGCTCCATAAACTGTGAGGTTCACTGTTGTTGTAGTATTTCCACCAATTCCATTGAGCTCAGGAACCAATGAACTAGCCATGTTACCCATAGCGCTCTCTAACTGAGGAATGCCTTTGTTGATACCCTGAACCATCTCCTTCATCATGTCTGGCATGAATGTGTGAAAATTACTCAGAGGGCCAACATCAGGCTCAGAGAAGTGAATATATGAGCTGATGACATCTGCTACACTTCTGATTGTGTCTCCAACCTGGTCAATCTTGGATCTGATACCTTCAATAAGGCCATTAATCATATCTTCGCCCCAATCACCCATAGCTTTGACGATATTATGGAAGGTATTACTCAGAACATTCTTGAGGTTTTCAAAAGTGTTCTTAACTCCATCCAAACCAGCTTTTGCAGCGCTCTTCAGATACTCAAGGGCACCACTCCAGTCTCCCTTCATGGCAGCTGTGGCAGCCTTCAAGAGATTGGTTATAACATTCAAAACAGTAGTAATGATTCCCTTGATCAGCTCAAGTGTAATCTGAATCTTAGCCTTCATGAGCTCAATGCCGACTGTGATCATTGTTTTAATGGTCTCAATTGTGGCATTGATTTCTCTCTCATGCTCTCCAAAGAACTGGCTTACAAACTGTTTAGCCTGGTTGAATACTTCTTTTATGAACTCCCAGAGAGCTCCAAGGTTCTCTTTTACTGCCTCAATAATAGGAGATAGCCACTCAATAACCTGACCAAGCCATTCCTTTACATTTTCAAAGAACTGGAGAAGTGTTTCCTTGGCACTCTCCACCACTTCATTGACTTTATTCCTGAACTCTTCATTGGTCTGGTAGAAATGAACAAATGCTGCAACCAAAGCTGCAACAGCGGCTACAACTGCCAAGATCGGAGCACTAATACCACCAATTACAGTCATTATTGTTCCGATAACATTTGCCACATTTCCTACTGCTGTGATTATGGTTCCAATAGCTCCAACCACTTTACCAATAACCACTAGAACAGGGCCAACAGCAGCGGCAATGGCTGCTATTTTTATAATCATTTCCTGTTGAGCTGGATCCAAAGCATTCCATTTCTCAATCAGCTGATCAATAAAATCCATCAACTTCTCAACATAAGGCATTAACATCTCACCAATGTTGACAGCCAACTCTGTAAATCTGGCTTTTAACTGGCTGATCTTGGATTCCATTGTGGAATATCTCAGTTCAGCCTCTTCTGACATAGCAGAATTCTCAGCCCATGCCTCATTACCTCTTGCAACAGCATCTGTAACAAGATCTCCTGAGTTTGCTAATCTTGTCAGTGTATCTCTCAAACGAACTTCAGTGAATCCCATCTCTTGGAGCATTGCAATAGTAGATTCACCATGCCCCTCAGTATCACCAAGGCCCTGAATAAATGCCTGGAGTGCTGCTGGAGCATCAGTTCTATAAAGCTGAACAAATTCTTCTGTGCTCTTGCCAGCAACCTTGGCAAAATCCTCTAGGTTTGTTCCAGCCTTGATGGTTGCGTTCATTTCATCCTTGGTAAGTCCAAGGGAATAAGCTAATTCCTTGAAGCCCTTAGAGTCATTTGCTGACATGAGCTCCAAATCTCTCAGTGACATTCCTGTTTTGTTCTGGAGATCTATCACCTGATCATATCCAGTCTCAGCTGCCACTTGCATTTTGATCATGGCCTTGGAGAATGCAGAACCACCCATTTCAGCCTCAATACCTACTGAGGAAAGGGCTGTTGCAAATCCAAGAATCTCACCCTGAGAGAGTCCGATCTGAGCTCCGGCACCTGAAAGCCTGGTTGCCATGCTCATGATGTCAGCCTCTGTTGTGGCGTAGTTATTACCAAGATCAACAATTACTGAACCAAGGTTCTCAACATCTGAAAGCGGCATTTTGGTAACATTTGCAAATTTAGCAATTGCACTGGCCGCCTCTTCTGATGAGAGGTTAGTGGTATCACCGAGCATAACCATAACTCTTGTAAACTCGGTTATATCATCAGCAGATACACCCAACTGACCAGCTATCTCCATTGTGGCTGCAATGGTGTTCTGTGAGCTGGCAGTGGTTTCAGCAATCTCATTGATTGATTTTTTCAAATCATCATAAGTGGTGTTAGCTGTCTCATCAACAGTTTTCATAACACCAGTAAATGCTGACTCCCAGTCTATGGCAGACTTAACTGAACCACCAAAAGCAGCAGCAATTGGAACTGTTACCTTTTGTGTCAGAGTAGATCCCACATCAGAGATCTTATCTCCAACGCCCTTGATCTTATCTCCAACCTCAGCAATCTTTTTGCCAGCCTCCTGGAATACTATTCCCATTACAGAAGCTGAAGCCTTGGCCTCATCCTTGAGCTCTTTGAGTGCTGCTGTGTCCAGATCAATCTGCAACTTGAGATCTTTTGCAGCCTGAGAGTTTGCATCAAATCCCTCAGTGTTTTTCATCTGCTCCAGAGCTTGTTTCTCAGTTTTCAGTTTTTCCTCTGTATTAGATATTTCAGAAGCTAATTCCTTCTGTTTATCCTTCAGCAGATTAACATTGGTGGGATCGAGTTTGAGAGCCTTATCTATATCCCTAAGGTTCTTTTGAGTCTTAGATATGGCATTATCTACGCTGGCAAGAGCCTTGGTTAGTTTGGTGGTATCGCCTCCAATTTCAATTGTGATTCCCTTAATTCTTCCAGCAGCCATGATTTACCTCTTAGAATTTGTCAAAATCAGCTTGTGTTGCCACTTGCTGATACTTATAATCATCATTTTCAGTTTCTGTGAATAGATCAATCACAAATCCATAATCAAGAACATCCAGGTCAGACAATCTAAGTCCAATCTGGATGCACCTGAGTGTATAAAGCGGAGTATTCATCTCACGCTCTGTTTTTCTCTTCTTTTTTTTTAGGCTCTGAGGATGTTACTGTGTTTCCAACATAGACATCAATGATCTTGTCAGATGACATCTCAATATCTAATGGATTGAACTGCTCTAACCATGTCAGATAATCCTCTTCATTGAGTTTTGAAATGTCATACTCTCCATCATGGGCCTTGGCTTGCATTGCCATAATAAAGGCGAGTTCTCCAACTGTTGCAATCTTGGACTCATCACCTTCAATACTCTTGAACTCTGCAAGAATATCCTTATGAAATAATAATTTATATCTGATAGGTGTGGCACCATTGGCCAGCATAGGCACAGTGGTGTTGCCAACTTTTACTTCCTTATACATTTGCTCCCTCCTTTAGATCAAGTTGTTCCTGATGGTGTGCTAGTTGGCTGATAAACAGCTGAGAACCATGTTGAGTAAGGTGTGTCTGATTCTCCACATCTAGCCTTAACAAGATCCTTATTCAGACTTGCATTGTGGATTGAAACAGCTGTGAGAGTGAGAGTCTCTGTCTGAGGCTCAATTGTCTCTTCTGTTGTTGCTCCAGATACTGAAGGCCTTGTTGCTGAGCAGTTATAGAGCACATGACGTGTTGCATTTGCATCACCCTCAAACTGGAAAAGAAGTGCGAACTGAACAGTCTTAGCACCAGCATCCTCAGCGAGAACACCATTAGCATCCTCAACATCACCTAAAACACTCTTACGGAATGAATCAGGGATAAGTGCGCTCTCAAAGTCTCCTGAGTAACCATTGTTTGACTGGCCAACCCAGTAATCAATGTTATCAGCTCTGAACTTGGTTGTGTCACCCTCAGCATCAAGTGAGAGATTAACAGCACCAGGCCAAGCTACTGGTGTAGCATATGTTGCTGTGTTTGTAGCAGCATCAATTGTAGCTACTGCATAGTACACATTTTTAAGGCCATACTTAACTTTATTAGCCATTGATCATTACCTCCATTTCATAAGCTATTTGCCACATTTTCTCTGTGTCAATGTAGTTTTCCTCTTTGTAGTACGTTAAACCATTATTTGCCAGGATCCCCTCAATAGTTCCTTCTGTTGAGTAGTCCTTCTCAGCTGTGTAGAACTCAATATTGAGTGTCACAATCCTCTGATAGTTGGACTCATCAGCAAACACATCATTGGTCTGTGTATAGAAAAACACCACGAAAGGTGGTGCCTGTCCTGTTCCCTCTGGAAACTGATAATAAGCATATGGAAGGCCAATACTTTTGACCATAGCTGCTACTTCTTTGTATGTCATAGTTTTTGTGTAACCTCCCTCTCAAACTCGGTTATCAATTTGGTTTCCACAGGAGCAATGTGCTCTCTTCCACTAACTTGGCCCATCTGTCTACCACCAGCTACAAGTGCATGACCATTTTCCAGAAGGTGTGGAAGTCCAGCCTGTGAATTGTAGATGGTAACAGTCGTATATAACCTATTTTCAGTGGCTTGTGATTTCCACGTTTGGCCATAACGCTGTTTGTGTTTTCCGGACTCTGGGAAAGTTCCAAGTGACTCGTTTCTTAAAAGAGCAGCGCCCTTCTTGCCAACTTCCTTGGTGATCTTACTCAGATTCTTGGAAACATCATCCCCATACTCACTCAGGATCTTCTCAACTTCTTTTTCAAAATTATCAAGTGTAACCTTGGTAGCCATTTGTTCCACCCTTGCGCTCAACATAGAGCTCTATCACGTCTGTTTTTCTCTTATAAGTACGATAAACAGAATAGGTGTTGTCGTTGTACTCAACAATAGACTCTCCGGAGTAATCACCAAAGAACATAGTGAATCTGAACTCTGGATTGAGACCATTCCTACCAGCCTCAAAGAACTCTGAAGCGGAAACACTTTCCACCTGGCAGAATACTTCCTTGACTGATGGTGTGGCTATCCATCTACCATACTCATCCTGTGTTCTATTCATGGTTATTAGTTTAATTACATCTGATCTGTCCATGTTGTGTACCCTGTTGCCATTGAAAGCTGTGCCTTTTGCTCGTCATAACTTCTCTTTAGTCTGTCATATTGATCAGGCTCACCAAAATTGAGTTTACAATATGTGATGATAGCCTTCTGAATAATGACATCAAGATCAGAATCTGTTGTCACTGGAACAATTACGCCAGCAATCCCCAGATCCACCTTGGCAGCATCAATCAGATCCTGAAGTTCAGAGTCATATGCTGTTGTTGTTATTCTGAGTGCAAGTTTTACCTTCTCAAGCATTGTTTTTCACCTCATTAAAGCCCTGAATGCTATTCTGATACACTTCCTCATAGTCAGGATAAACTGTTAAATGTCCGATATGACCAAGCCACACTCTAGGCTCAACCCAGATCTCAATTTTGGCCTCTGTTGCTCTTTTACAGAATGCAAGATCCTCACCCAGCTCACGCATAGGGAAAAAGGCTGTTCCATTCCTGGTGTAAACAATCTCTGCAACCTTGGTCTCCATTAGAACACAGGCAAAACCACAACCAGCCACCTTGAATGGCTCATGTGGATAATCATGCCCCTCCCATCTGTCAACACTTGGCCAGATCTGATTGAATAAGCAGCTCATATGTGGTGCTCTTCTACCATGAGCAATGCCAGTAACAAATGGCTTGCCACAATCCATCAGGTTCTCCAGAAGATCATCATTGAAGATCATGTCTGAATCTAACCACAGGATGTGAGTGAACCCTTTATCAATGGCCATCTTAGCCAGCCGATCACGTCCGACATATACCAGCGTTCCACCCTGATATACCACTTCAAAGTCAATGCCATCACTGTCTAATCTTCTGATCAGCTTGGTCAGGCATTCAACAAACTGAAAGTGCATATAATCGTAAGTGGGAATAGCAATCATTAACTTCATTTCTTCTCTGTTCTCTTCCTTACTGTTTTAACTGGTTTTTCTGCAATTTCTGCCTCAACTGGTGGATTGACAGCAACTTCCACCGCAACAGCAGAACCTACTGATACAAGGAACTGAAACTCAGCCGGAGAGACCTCTACGATCTCCCCAGCCTTGTGAACTATCCTTGCATCTCTAAGTAATCTAACCTTCATCAGGTTGTAGCGCCTGAAGGCTTAGCAATTACGCAGAATCTGCCGCAAGCTGTCAATGCGTGAGCTGCATACTGTCTGCCAACGATCTTAACCATATCCTTCTCAGCAAGTGAAAGATCATCATACTTGATAACGATTCCATCACCTTCAGGATAGTTAACCTGAACACCCTTGAGATCGCCAACGATAGCATAAACAGCATTAGCTGATGCATTGTCGTAAGCTGCGAGCTCACTTGAGAAGAGCACTGGGAATCCCTCGAAAGGATCAACAGCAAAGTTGCCAGCTGCAAATGCTGCTTTGAAGTTAGCATATGTGAGCTTGTTCATGATGATAACTGTATCTGTTGCCTCATCTGAGAGGTTAGCAAATGCAGAAGCGATTGTTGTAAGTCCAGGAGCTTCTGTGATCTTAGCAACAGAAGCCTCATCTCCATCTGCAATCTGAGGAGCATTCTTAACATCATCAACTACAAGAGCAGCGAGCTTCTTGAGAATCTGATATGTAAGCTCATCATAGATGTAGCGAACCAGGTTCTCTCCACCCATAGCAATAGCCTCATCAGAGATTGTGATCCACTTCTTGATGTTCTTAGGAACCATTGTTACGATTCCGAGTGACAGGCTCTCTTCTGTTGGAGCTGTTGTTCCCTCATTGTGAACATAAGCGCCATCTGCTGAAAGCTCAAAAGCAACCTTGAGGTTTCCTCTGATGTATGTCTTACGAACTCTTGAAAGAATGTCATCCTTCTCCCATGCTGTTCTGATGATCTCATCAACGATTGCTGGAACAGGAACTGAACCAGAAGCATCTACTGTAAGAAGTGCTCTGCACTCTCTGTCATCCTCGTTGATAAGGTATCTAGCAAACGCATCAACATACTCTTTTGATGCTCTGATCTCTTCATTTGTCTTAGCCATTTCTCTCTTTTCCTCCTTAAATTCCTGAACAACAGTGCCAGCACCCTCGGTTACTGCCTGTCTGATCTCTTCCTTCTGAGCCTCAACTGCTTTTCTCTCTTCAATTTCAGCCTTGATTGACTTCATTTCTGCCTCAAGTGCATCAAGATCTGCACCCTCAACATCTAATTCAGCAACAATGGCATTCTTGCGAGTTTCAAGCTCTTCGATTGTCATTTCTTTAATTTCCATAGCTTATACCTCACTTAATATGCGTATTTTCTGTTTCTGATGCTCGATCCTTCTCTGCTCGGCCTTTACACTCTCCAGTGATGCCTTGGCGCTATCCAGCGCCTCAGCTAAGCCTCTTGCCTGAATGGATGTAGCCTCATAAGCTGGGAATGTAACAGCGGAAACCTCAAACACCTTGCTAATAGCAGAAATGTGTCTCTTTGGATGTTCGCTGTCGATCTCCTCCCATCTATCGCCATCTACTGTGAACATGAATGACATTCCGGAAATGTCTCCACGCTGAACAGCAGAATAGAGCGCTCTTGCATCTGCATTGTTCTCTGTATCGAGATTGACTCTGATTTTCATGCCAATCTCATCATCAATGCTCATCTGCATGGTGCTGTTCTCATTATTGTTGCGGCTTCTAGCCAGTGGGATCATGTCTGTATTGTGATTAACTAAAAAACGCACATCACGAAGATCAGTCTCCGCAAGTGCGCCTCTATCAATCATCTCATCATACCAGCCAAGATCCGTCCAGGAATCATACACAATAGGTGTACCTTCCAAGAAATTACCATGCTCCTCATCATTCTGGGCTCTAACCTCAAAAGTGAAAGCCCTGATCTCCATGTTGTCAGCCTTCATTTTTAAATTCCTCCGTTTTTCTGTTTCCAACTTATGCTACCTGGTCTGAAATAGTTGTAGTAATACATGGGCATATCCCAGTCTATGATCTGCAAATTCTTTTTAAACATCTCTTGATGGAAATGCAGATCTGAACTACAAGGGATGTTTGGGAAACGTGTATTTCCTATGGAAGATCGTTTCCAGCACTTATTCCAAACAGCACAGAAGTGATTGCCTCTGTTTCCGTTTGGTGTTGCATATCCCCAGTTCTTAAAAATAAAAGAGAAGCACAAAACATCCATTGCATCATTGTGCTCTCTTAGTTTTTTATCTATCTGCCAGAGTACATATTCATGGAGCCACCAGTCATCATCATCCATGAACAGAACCCATTCACCAGTAGCTTCATCAAGGCCACGATCTCTGGACAGTCCGTCATTTCCATAATTCACAGGGATGACTTTTGCTCCATATGTCCAAGCCACTTGTGCTGTGTTATCTTTGCAGCTATCACACACCACAATAAGCTCAAAATCTCTGAATGTCTGTTCCTTGATTGAATCAAGTGCCCTTCTAATGCGATCTTCAGCATTGTAGGCTGGAATGATAATACTAAATCTTGGCATTAATGGTTGCTCCAATAATTTTTTGAACTCTCAGGATTTCTACCCAGCATCAAACTCTTACTACCTGGCCTTAGCCAATTGTAGTAATACAAGGGCATATCCCACTCAACTATTTTCAAATTCTTGGCCATCATCCGATCAAAAAAAACGGAATCCTCAGCCACCACATCTCTCTGATATGGGAATCTTGTCTCACCGATTGATGATCTTCTCCAGCACTTGTTGGCCACATGAGGAAATATTGTTCCTTTTGGGCTCCTGATCTTACCATAGCCCATGCCCTTCCAGATCAGACTGAAAAACAGTGCATCCTCATCACCCAGCTTCTCATTCAGCTGTTCAAATACATACTCATGCAGATACCAGTCATCAGCATCACAAAAGAGCACCCATTCACCTTGCGCTTCATCCAATCCGGTATTTCTTGCTGCTCCAGAGCTGTGAGCATAGATTCTAATAACCTTGGCTCCATAGCTTCTGGCAATCTCAGCTGTTTGATCTAAACAGGCATCACACACAACTATGACTTCATAATCTGTGAATGATTGCTGCTTTATTGATTCTAGCGCCTTGGAAATACAAGCCTCTTCATTGTGTGCTGGGATTATCACGCTAAATTTCACTCAGATTGATCCTCTTCTAATTTCATGCTGGCATCATAATACTCACCACGAATGATCCGGACATCTCCACCCTCAACAGGCTCAAGGTTCCAGATCTCTCTGATGTCATTTATTGACATAACACCTCTATCCAACAGCTGACTTGAAACATTGAGCTTGTCATTGTTGGTCATGTACTGGAGGCGATTGGCTGTGAGCATTACATAGTTACCATTGCCCTGTTCTCTGAAGGTGAACAACATCTTGGTCATCACTTCACTAAACTGAATTGCAAATGGCTCAATGGCTCCTTCATAGAATGCTGACCAGGCATCACCGTAAGCCTTATTGGTCAGAATATCCTCATTTACCATGAAATACTGGTAAACATTGCTCTCAATCAGTTTCATCTCATCAGCCTTAACAACATAAGGATCTGACTTCACCTGATTGATGTTTGAATATGTGTTAGGGAATAGGAGTAATCCGCCTCCCTGTGCATCTCTGCTAAAATTCTCTTCACTAAATCTCTTGCGCTCATTGGCAAGATCCTCAGCTTTGGAGAAGTTATTTACCTGAGCATAGAATCTGTAAGTGGCAGCAGATTTCACACCTTCCTCAATGCCCTGATTCTGAATGTGAATCAAGTCCATTGTTGGGAACAGTGCGTGATTACTTTCACCAAAGAAATCGCTCTTGTACTGGAACTTGGTGAGGATTCCGCAATTTTCCAGTTCAATGGATGCCTTCTCGCCCCATCCGAACTCATATCTCAGGTAAGGCTTAACACCCTTCTCGGATCCATACTGAACAACCTCTGTTTTGTTTGGCAGAGGGCAAAAGATACCACTCACCTCACCATACTGATCGAAGATCGGAACAATGAAGGCTGTGTTATGAACATCCAGGATAGTGCTAACCCTATAAAGGAACTGGCTCCATGTCTGATACTGGTTAGGCCCCTTCTGGAGTTTGTTCTGGAGTGCTGGCTTGGCAGATCCGGAGATATTAAACTTGAGCTTGCTGACATGGATAGCCCTTGCATTGATAGCAGCCCTGACCAACTCGCTCTCATAGATCTCTCCACCCCAACTGGTAAATTTAGGCTCATAGCCATTGAGCATTTTGAATGCCTGAATCTTATCCTGTTTTACTTTTGGTCTGTTTTTCAAGAAAATGTCAAATAAGCCCATGTCCTAAACCTCATTCAATAATCTGTCTCCGATTTCGTTAAACCACTTCTGCCTTACACAAAAGGCATCAGCCATAGCAGCAACACCATCTATGTGCATAACTGGATTGATTTTTACCAGCTTGCCTCTACCTCGCTCATTGCTCATCTTTATAGCGGCATTGAGTAAATGGATCTTTAAAAGATCATTGTCACCAATGTGAACACGTCCATCCTTAAACAATCCTTCCATCTCTTGGAGTACGCCCCAGAGGTTGTCACCCTGATACACGTCATCACAACGGAACCCATATCTCTCAAGATCCTGAATCAAATACTGAGCTGAGAATCTATCATACCCCACCTGAAGTGGTAAGATCTCATACTCTTCCACCAGCTTAGTCAGCCAGTTATAACAATCATGGTAATCAACGAAGTTGTCTCCGGATGTCTCCAGGAATCCCTTCTCCATGTAAATGTTATAAGGAACACCATCTCTGGCAATGGCCTCTTCTATCTTCTCGTTAGGCAGCCAGAACTTTGCAAACACATAGAACTCACCGCCCTTCTCGATCACCACAACAGCGGACGTGAGGTCGGTGGTCTGTGATAAGTCAATTCCAGCTACACAATAACTGCTACGGAAGTCCTCAAGGCTAAGCTGTTCACCACACATTTTTTCGACTGTCTGAGTTGATAACCAAGCCAGTGAACTATTCTGCTTTAAGTTGCAATACTTTGTGATAAATTCAGCCTTTTTGGAGAGAGAACCTTCCGCAACAGCTATCTCTTCTAAAAGATAATCGACTGTGACTGATACACCGAGATTAGGATTGCTCTTCCTTAACTCGTTGATGTCATTCCATTTCTCAATGTCATCAATCATATACAAAAAAGGCAACAGCTTCTTTTCCTTGCTGTCACCTAACAAAAATCTTGTTGATCTCTTCAACAGTTCGTCATATATTCCATCATTTATATAACCAGCTGTCGAACAACTCAGGAGGATTGCTTCTGGCCTTGCACCCATTCCTGACTTCATAACCTCATACTGTTTCAGGCCGCCATCACCATCCCATGCAGCAACCTCATCACAAATACACAGACTTGGATTAAAACCATCTGATTTTTTAGCACTGAATGCAATCTTAGTAACCATAGCATTGAGTGCTGGAATGAACAGATCTGTCTGCCTATGCCTTGGCATATCTGAATTGTCATGTGCCAGCCTCTTGGTGCTATCCGTTTCAGAGTACAGTTTTTTGAGTTCCTGATACTCCGGATCCAAGAGAGTCATCTGCCATATGTTGTTATAAATAATATCAGCCTGAGCCAGTTTAGGAGCTATGTTATACACCTTAGAACCATAACCGCCTTGCCACCATTCATACTTAGCAATAGCACTGGCCAGTAAACTCTTGCCATTCTTCCTGGCTACGATCAGAACTATCTCTCTGAACTGTCTGAGCCCCTTCTCATCTACCAACCCATAGATAGAAGCCACGAATGCCTTCTCCCAGAGCTCCAACTTGAGCTGCTGTGGAGCGAGAGGCCCTTCAGTGTGGAAAGCATGAGTCTCAATCCAATCAATTGCCTCATTTGCCTTCTTCTGATCATAGAAAAACGCTTTATCTTGCAAGCCCTTAACGATATATTCCAGAATGAGCTCTACCCACTTACCAACTACAACAGATCCGTTCTTAACTTTTTGGTAGTATGTCAAAATCCAATTATCTTTTGTCATTCTTTGTCGTTCCCAGGGCCAACTCTCACGAAATAAAGGGAAATTATGTTTTTCCGAGG